ACAAATTGGAGAATATCTTATTGACTTTGGTTGGAAGCCAGAAAGGTTTACACCTACAGGTCAACCAATAGTAGATGAGAAAACTCTATCAGCAATTACACACATACACGAAGCCAAACTTATAGCAGACTTTTTACTGCTTCAAAAACGTATAGCTCAAGTTGATTCTTGGGTTGAAGCTGTTCAAGAAGACGGTAGAGTTCATGGCTTTGTAATACCTAACGGTGCTATAACAGGTAGGATGACACATAGAAATCCTAACATGGCACAAGTACCGGCAGTCTATAGTCCTTACGGTAAAGAATGTAGAGCATGTTGGACTGTAGAAGAAGGTAATGTTTTACTTGGAGTTGATGCTTCTGGTCTTGAGATTAGAATGTTAGCTCATTATATGAATGACGAGGAATACACAAATGAAATCATTAACGGAGACATACACACCTCTAATCAAAAACTTGCACAGCTTGAATCAAGAGATAAGGCGAAGACATTCATCTATGCCCTCATGTACGGAGCAGGAGATGAAAAGCTTGGAAGTGTGGTTGGAGGAACTACAGCAGATGGTAAAAGAGCTAGACAATATTTCTTTGATAATAAACCATCATTTAAATCTCTTAGAGATAGAGTACAAAGAGCATCAGCAAAAGGTTATCTCAAAGGGTTAGATGGTAGAAAACTTTATATACGTAACTCTCATTCAGCCTTAAATACTTTACTTCAAGGAGCAGGAGCTATCATAATGAAACAAGGATTGGTTCTGTTAGATAACGTATTAAAATTAAATGCAGTAGAATATAAGTTCGTTGCTAACATACACGATGAATGGCAGATAGAAGTGCCAAAAGATAAAGCTGATTTTATTGGAGAGTTTGCTGTAAACAGTATTGTAAAAGCAGGAGAACATTTTAAACTTCGTTGTCCCTTGGATGGCGAATACAAAATAGGAGACAATTGGAGTGAAACCCATTAAACAGCTTGAGTTATTTAATTCAGCCACTGTTGTCAGTAAAGAAGAACAAAAAAATATTTCAGAATGTTTTATTTTTTTTGGTGAAGGGGGACAGAGAATTGTCGATTTAAATAGAACTTCAGAGTTTATTAAATCTATACCTGAAGATAAATATACTCTATTTAAAACAGGAGGTATACATAAATTACCTCAGTATAATAATAGAAAAGATTTTCCATTTATAAAAAATAATTATACAGGAAATATAATACATCCTAATTTCAGTAGAGCTGTTTATCCATGTTATACATTAGATAATGGTTTAATTAGTAAAAGAATTTATGGTCATAGACTTTTTGCTATGGCATTTGTATTTAATGAAATTCCAAATATAAAATATAATGTTGACCATATTAATGAAGATAAACTTGATTATGCAGTGTCTAATTTAAAATGGGTTACTGTTTCTGAAAATATGAAAAATATTTCTAGGAGAGCAATTACAAAGAAAAATAAATATAAAGTTTATTCAAGTGAAAATTACATTTAAATATAAGTGAGAAAAATATGAAACCAAATAAAGAAGACCAAAAGAAATTTGATTTAGATTTACAGTATGGGGAGATAAGAGAACAAAAGATAGCAGACATGCTAACAGGAAAAAAGATAGAAGTTAAATCAGAAAGAGATACATGGATGAAGACAGGTAATATATGTATTGAATATGAATGTTGGAATAAACCTTCTGGTATCAGAGCAACTGAATCAGATTATTGGTTTCATAATTTATGTGTAGGAGATAATGAGTTTTGTACGTTAGTATTTAAAACAGATGTACTTAGAACTATAGTTGACAAGCTTGATACTTTTAAAACTGTATCAGGTGGAGACCATAATGCTAGTAGAATGTTCCTTGTCAGTCTTCAAAAATTATTTTCATCAGATGTAATTAAAGCTTTCAAGGAGTCAGAAGATGAAAAAAAATAAAAAAACACTTGACACATTAGTAGAAGATATATATAATAAATTGTCGGCTTTAGGAAAAGGCGAACATCTTGACATAGATGAGGAGACTATAGAGCAGTTTGGAGAGTCCATGAAAGAGATTCTCTACACTTGGTCACATCCTAGTCCACGAGGTAAACCCTCTTTACGTATGTCTAACATAGGTAAACAGCCTAGACAATTGTGGTATGAAATGAACTCTGAATCTGATACAACAGAGGTCATCTCTCCACCTACATTTATTAAGTTCTTATATGGACACTTACTTGAAGAGATAGTTTTATTTCTTGTTAGATTATCTGGACATGAGGTAACTAACGAACAAAAAGAAATAACTGTATCTGGAATCAAAGGACACATGGACTGTGTTATTGATGGAGAAGTTGTAGATGTAAAAACTGCTTCAGGTTTTGCATTTAAAAAGTTTAAAGATGGAACACTAGCAGAGGACGATGCTTTTGGTTACATGGCTCAACTTGCAGGATACGAACAAGCAGAAGGCACTAAAAACGGTGGCTTCCTTGCTCTTAATAAAGAGTCTGGAGAGTTAGCTATGTTTAGACCTGATAACTTTGATAAGCCTAATATCAAAAAGAAAATAACTGATATTAAAAAAGCTGTTAAGTTATCTACACCACCTGATAAATGTTACGATGATGAGCCAGATGGTAAGTCTGGTAATATGAAACTTGCAAGGGGCTGTGTATATTGTAGACATAAGTTTGAATGTCATGCAGATGCTAACGATGGTAAAGGTTTAAGGGTGTTTAAATATTCAACAGGTTATAGATACTTAACTCAAGTACCTAAACCACCTAATGTTATAGAGGTTACACAGATATGAACGGTAGAAAAGCAAAAGCCTTAAGAAGAAAAGCAGAAGACTTACTTATTAGTTGGATAAGAACTATGGTACCTGAAGGAGAAGATGCTACTAAGATTACTAAGAAAAACTTACATGAGTTTCTACCAGAACAAACACATATCTTTGCTAACAATAGATTTATGTTAAGTGCATTTAGTCTTAGATGGTTTTATAAAAAGGTAAAGAATAATCCAAACATTACTTTGGAAGATTTGAATGCCTAAAAGAGTACCAAGAAAACCAAGACCTAAAAAGATTAACGTACCTAAAGGATATGATAGTGCTTGGGAATATGATATACATCAAACACTTCTCAAGGATTGGAAACATCATTGGGATACTATAGAGTATGTTGTTCAACATAAGTATGAAGCAGACTTTGTAAAAGTTATAGATGGTAAAACAATATTACTAGAAGCTAAAGGTAGGTTCTGGGACTATGCAGAGTATAGTAAGTACTTACATATTAGAAAAGCTTTACCTGATAATTATGAGTTAGTTTTTCTTTTTCAAAAACCTTACTCACCTATGCCGGGTGCAAAGGTAAGAAAAGATAAAACAAAAAGAACTCATGCTGAATGGGCAGAGACAAATAATTTTATATGGTATAGTGAAGAAACATTACCGGAGGAATGGAAAAGTGAATTATAAATTTAACGAAGATAAAATTGTAAATGAAATAAAAGCTTACATAGGTAATACATATGACCAACACTATGCTAACGGTAAGTATCAAGCTACTGATATGATAATTGATTCAGGATACGGAGAAGGTTTTTGTATTGGAAACATTATGAAGTATGCTATGAGGTTTGGTAAGAAAAACGGAAAGAACAATTTAGATTTATACAAGATAATACATTATGCTATAATAGCAATCTACGTAAACAACAAGGAACAAGAGAATGGTTGAAGATAAAATAGGAACTAAGCCTTACTTAGGAATTGAAATAGACTATGACAAAGAAAAAGAATTTGATAAATTTAGTTTAGATACACTCAAAGATAGATATTTTTGGGAAGGAGAAACACATGCACAAGAAGCATTCGCAAGAGCCTCCGTCTTCGGAGCAACATTCAAAGGAGAAACCGATTTTGAGTTGGCTCAAAGACTTTATAACTACGCTTCCTCTCGTTGGTTCATGTTCAGCACTCCTATTCTTAGTAACGGGGGTACCACTCGTGGGCTTCCTATCAGTTGTTTTCTCAATTATGTTCCTGACAGCAGGGGTGGTTTATCTGCTCACTATGATGAGAACATATGGTTGGCAAGTTCAGGTGGAGGCATTGGTGGATATTGGGGCGATATTAGGAGCAATGGTATTTCAACTACTCATGGCAGTCGTTCTACTGGTTCTATTCCTTTCATCCATGTAGTTGATTCACAGATGTTAGCCTTTAATCAAGGCACAACAAGACGTGGTTCTTATGCAGCTTACATGGATATAAGCCATCCGGAGATTGAAGAGTTTATTAACATGAGAAAAGAATCTGGTGGAGATATAAACAGAAAGAATCTTA